GGGTACAAACCGAAGCCGCCGCTGTTTCCTCCGGGGACTGCTCCGTCGCCCTACGTGAAGGACAGGGCCGGCATGATCTGGTTCTTCGAGCCGTGGATGTCCGACATGGGCGACACGCTGGAGCCGTGCTGGTCTGCGCCTCCGAAGCCGGGTATCAGGATCGCGCTGTCGGCGATGGACATCGAGAGCTACGGCAAGCAGGCGCCTCAGCCATCCGCGCCGCAACCTTCGGCGCCAGCGCCGAGAGCGGAGAGCGCGGTACCGGTGTTCGCCATGGCAGCGGAGACGCAGAACCTGTGAGGTCACGGTGTCGACACTCAAACAGATCTTGCAGGGGCTGGATGCCGAACTGAAGGACAACGCTCCGGGGTACGAGTTCACCGCGTACTCTCGCGACCTGTTGATCCTCTGGTTTAACGACGGCCTGTGTCTGCTCGCGCGCTGGCGCCCCGACCTGTTCTCGCGCACGCGCGAGGTCGTGCTTACTCCGGGGTCGGAGCAGCGCGTCGTGGGGTGCAGTGTGTTCGGATCTGTCGTGTCCACCGTTCTCCCCGACGGGCGCGAATCACCGGTGCGCCGCAGTAGTTACACCGCCTCTCTGGTGTGGAGAAAGCCGTCGTGCCTGAAGCCGCCGAATGACTTTGTCGTCGACAGCTACAGCTTCGACACCACTCAGAAAACCACGTTCTACGTGCATCCTCCTGTTCCTCCCGGGAAGCCGGTGAAGGTGAAGGTGGTGTGCACGGACGTGCCAGCGAACTTCGAGATCACCGATCTGGATTCCGAGGTTGACGCCGACTGCTACCAGATCGCGATGACGCGCCACTACGTTCTCGCCCAAGCCTACGCGCAGGACTCTGACCAGACCAATATGCCGCTGGCCGCGTTCCACTTGGGCATCTGGAACAACTTCCTGCCGGCGGCCGCGCGGTCTGACGCCGCATTCGCCGGCGGGATCTCGGCTCCGGCTCCACAGCAGCAGGCGCGCAGATGAGGCTCGCAAAGACGGTGAAGATGATCGGGCTGGACGTGTTCCTTCCCGAGCTTCTGATGTCGGCGCCGGCGCTGCCATCGGACATCGGCGCCTCCTACATCCGGCAGGCGGTGATCGACTTCGCCGAGCAGAGCAACAGCCTGAGGCGCACGATTTTCGTGGAGGCTCAGGCCGGGTGCAGCGACTACCTTCTGGAACCGCCCGACTGTACGCACACCAACAAGATCGTTCGCGTGTGCGACGCTCGCGGCAACGACTACTTCGTCGAGTCGCGCGCTCCCTGCGCTCCCCCGTGCGCTGTCACCTGCGTCGACGCCTGCGGCCCCGGCGGGTGGTTCCCGATGCAGACACTGCGCGTTTGGTTCGAGCAGCCGAACGTGCTCAACGTGTCTCCGGTCCCGAGGGTCGATCTCGACCTTGGCTTCACGGTGGAGATCTCCGTCATCCCCGATCGTGATGCCTGCGAGGTCGATGAGAACGTGTATCAGCGCTATGCGCCCACGATCGTCGCGGGCGCGCTCTCCTACCTTCAGTTGCAGGCGGGGCAGCCGTGGTCTAACCCGGGGCTCTCCAAGGCGAACAGGGACTCGTTCAAGCTCGGGTCGGCGCGGGCGCTCGGTGATGTGCTCTTGGGCGCATCCTCTGGATTGAAGCGGCTGACGACGCGGAGAATCGTATGACCGAATGCTGCCCAACGCCGCCTGCCACGCCTCCGGCGAAGATCCCTCCGGTGGAGTTCTGCACGGGCAACTACACGATCGTTTTTCAGGACGGTCGCATGGTGAAGGTGCCGCGCCTTCCCGCTATTCCGGACGGCGTCTACCTGAACCCCACGCTCACCTTGGTCGATGGCTGTATCACCAAGGTCGAGACGGGGACGAACGTCGTCTACAGCGCGTGTGACCCGTGCGTGACCCCGGTAGCCCCTCCCACACCGGATACGGTAGTCATCGACGGCAGCGCGTGCAACATGACGATGCTTGGTCCGGACGGTCTGCTCACTCAGTTGGCGGTTGCGCAGACTTCGTGCATTGCTGTCGCCGGATGCGGGACGGCAGCGTCTCCGCTCGCGATCTCCCCGATCATCTCGCCCGACGCCGACAACGCTTTGCAGTGCCGCGCCAACGGCCTGTTCGTTGACGCCGGGCTCGGTGGTTGCCCGGGAGGCGCCAACTTCGCCGGATGCGGGATCGTCATCACGAACGGCTGCATCACCCAACTCCCGCTACCGTTCCAGCCGATCCTGAATCTCTACAACGACGATGGCACGATGACGATCGATCGCGACGTCGCCAACCCGTGCACGGTCAGGCTTCGCGCCACCACCGCCGATATTCCATCGCTGAACGCCTCGACGCCGAGGGTGGACAACGTGGCCGCACTCCCGGTGACGACCACTCAGAATGGCTTCGCCGTGGTCGGCGTGGGCCCGGGCCCCGGTAATCTCTACACCTTCGTCACCACGATCGGGTGGCTGCAAGTGAACGGCGCAACCGTGACGCTGCCCTGATGCCCGGATTTAGGATCAACGGTTTCAGCGGCGAGATGCCTCGGAACAATCCGAGGCTGATGAACCAGAACGTCGCCGAACTGGCGCTCGACGTCAATCTCGATCAGGGGACGCTTCGCCCGTGGCGAGATCGACTCCGCGTGTCAGATCAGGATTTCGATGTGCTCTCGATGTTCTTGACCGACTGCTGTTGGCTGGCGTCGGACAAGTGCGCTGATTACGCGCTGGTGTCGCCGGCGTGTCCTCTCGTCGTGCGCACTGGTGTGGCCGCATACCCAGAGATCGCCACCTTCGAGCAGGCGTGCGCCAACATCTGGTGCAGGCTTGGTGTTCCGTGCCCTGACGTAGCCATCACCGCTTCTCCTGCGGATCCGGCGCCACCGATCGGGTATTCGACGACGATGCGGAGCTACCGCTACTCGTGGGTGAACAAGTTCGATCAGGAGGGCGGAGGGAGCCCGCCGTCCGTGTCATTCGACGTCGTCGACGGGGCTGCGGTGATGCTCCAGATCCCGCCGTGCCCAGCCGACCCCAGCTACTGCGTGACCAATGTCAAGATCTACCGGACGGGCACGCCATTCGAGAGTGGCGGCGAGACGTCGAACCCGCAGAACACCGAGTGGTACCTCGTCGATGTCGTCGGTTGCGGCGTCAGCGTCTACGTCGACACCAAGCGCGAGATCGACCTCTCCGTGTCTGGCGGAGACCTTGCCATATTCACGCGCGAGGAGTCGATCCCCCCGCCCGCTGATCTGCACAGCGTCGTCAGCATGGAGAACGGGTGCTTGTGCGGCATCTCCGGCGAGTTCGTCGTGCAGTCGGAGACCTATCTACCCCACTCGTGGCCGCTCAAGTTCTACAAGAAGCTGTGGCAGGGTGACGAGCCCAAGCGGTGCGTGTCCGTGAAGAACACGCTCTACGTGGCTACGGCAGGCCACCCCTACACGATCGAGACCACGCCCGACTGCAACACCGACGGGAGGCAGGGAGTGTGGCGCCATCGTGAGCCGATGCCGATCGTTGGAGGGCGGAGCATGGCCGCCGGGTCTGGCCTTGCCTACTATGCGAGCGAAGATGGCTTGGTCGCGCTCGCCGGCGCGGCCGCGCGCGTGGTGTCCGAGCAGTTGTGGTCTAAGGAGCAGTGGCAGAAGCTGCATCCTAACCTGATGATCGGCGCGATCTTCGACGGCTTCTACTTCGGCTTCAGCGACGTCTATGGATTCAGGCTCAAGACGACGGAGCCCGAGCACTTCGACAAACCTGAGACCGCGCTCACCCGCCTCAGCGATCGTCCGAAGGCGATGTGGGTTTCGCCTGACGGGTTCCTTTACATGGCGATCGGGACAGCGATTGAGCGCTGGAACGCTGGGGACCGCTGGCGCCCGTACCTGTGGATCTGCACCGAGATGATCTGGGCGAGGCGAACGTCTCTCAGCGCTGCGTATGCCGTGATTCGTCAGCCCGGGGCGCTGGAGATCACGCACGTCACCGATCGTGGTGACTACGCTCGCACCGTCGTCAACGACGATCTTTTCCGTCTCCCCGACTGGATGTCGGTGGCCACGACGAAGATCAAGCTCAGGGGCACTGCTGAGGTGACTGAGTTCGCCACGGGGACGAGCTTCAAGGAAGCCTATCGCGCCGGGGCCACGGTATGAGCGCGGTGATGAAACCGTTGAGCGGGGCCACCTTCCACGTCGAGGGGTTCAAGGACGCTGACAGCCTCAGGATGATGATCGCAGAATGCCTGAAGGTGTTCGCCGAGTTCTGGGACTCCAGCTACAGAGCGGAGCGTGGCATCAGATTCGACCCCGACATAGAACTCATCGTGAAGCTCGTCGCCGCCGGCGTCCGCCGTTTCGTCACGGCCCGGATCGATGGCGAGATCGTCGCGCTACAGAATTGGGTGGTTGTCGATGACATCGACACGAGGAGCCGCCGTGTCGCGCACATGGTCGGCATCTGGAAGCGATCTCCGGACGTGTGCGACACCGTCGACTTCATCAAATTCGGTGTGGCCGCGATGAAGGCGAGCGGAGTGCATTCCGTGATGATGTCTGCCTACGCCGGCTCCCCCGGGCTTCGTGAGAAAATGGAAGCGGCCGGGGCGAAGCTCACCGACTACACGCTGGAGATCTGACATGGCAATCATTGCCGCAGCAGCGATCGGTGCCGCCGCCTCAATCTTCGGATCGAAGTCAAGCTCAAATGCAACCAAGCAGGCGGCAGAGGCGCAACGTGAGGCCGCGCAGTTGCAGACGCAGGTCGCGCGCGAGCTTCACGATCACTGGAAGGCTTACTACCGTCAGTGCGACATCGACAAGATCACCGAGATCTGCGCGGTCCCGCCCTATGTGCCGAAGTACACGGAGACGGCGGGGCGCACGCGGCTTGAGATCCTGAGGTCGTTCTCTCGCGCTCGCGATCAGGCGCGTAAGTGCGCGGACGCCTATTGCGTAGGGGCGTCGGCGCAGCAGTGCAACTTCATCAGCGGCATCGAGGCCATAGCGCTCGCCGACAGCGTGAACTTCGGCTACCGCTACGAGGAGAACACCAAGATCACGCGCGATCAGATCCGGATTGAGAACATCTACCGGTGGCTCGGTCTCGGTCGCAACCTACTCAGCCAGAGCAATGCGGCATCGCA